TCCTGCTTGCCGTCCTTATGCTCAATGGTAGCATAGGTGTCGAGAACAAGCAACTGGGGATAACCCTTGCCGCGCATATAGGCGTTGATGCTGTCGAGCGAAATCATATCCGCTGTAACAAGCGTCTGGTCGTAGCGAGGGAAGAGACGACGAGCGGTTGCCTTCTGTGCGCAAATCTGCTCGAACTTTGTCTTCTCCAAGATAGCGTACATAGGCTTCTTCAAGCCCTTCTTGGCAATCTTCTCCTGCTCTGCAGCGATTACCTTCAATGCGTCTGCATTCTCCGCATCGCTGAACTTGGTTTCAACACCGACGAAGTTTTCCTTCGGTACGTTGAAGTTGATAACGTCCTCGGTAGCCATATCGCCGTCGATAGACTTTGAGAATGTCTGCTGACCCGAACAACCGATGCGCATCGCGTCAATCTCTACCTTGTAGTCCATTGCAGAGTTGCAGAAGTCGAGGTCGTCGTAAACCAAATCCACGAGATAGCGAGCGGTTGCAGCGTCCTCTGTGTTAGCAGCGGCAAGTGTCTGCAAGTCGTTGTACTCGTTGATTGCGATTTCGTCCTTCTCGCGAGAAACAGCGTACTTGCCGAGTTTACCGCTCCAAGAACCAACCGTTTTACGGGTTTTCTTTGGTGCCTTGGTGTTGAATGCTACGCGGTCAGCCGCAACGGGAATACCTTCGTTGCCCTCCAAGCCTTTGAGGTCGAATTTAGGTGTGTACTTCAACGGGAAGAGTTGTCGCCACGCCAAGCCGTTACCGGGCTTATACGAATTGACAGCGACCTGCATACCGGGCTGGTCAATGTCAAATAGGGGTTTATTCATATCTGCCATAAATCAATCCTCCTTACACAAGATGAATGGTTGGCAGCAATGCGGCTACCTCGCTGGCGATGTTCGCCGTTTCCTTTCTCAAATTTGCTCCGTTGATAAGACGCACTGGCTGGTCGCCCTCGTTTGCCTTCAAGTCGTTGCCCGTAACATATACGGGAGTGAACAAAGGTGTTGCAGCGTCAGCACTTGCGGCTTTCGCCTGGTAAAGCACCTTGCCTGCGGCTACCTCTACACCCAGCGTAACGGTAACGACATCCTTGTCAGCGGCAGATGTATCTACCTTTGTACAAGCAACGCCCTTCTTGCCCGTTGCGATAACATCGCCAACAGCAACACCGCTACCCTTTGCAATGCTAATGGTAGTGTCGCCTGCTGCTACGGCTGCAACAAGTCGGTAAGCCTTAATCAGTGCGAATTTTCCGTCCTTCTCACCGACGGCAGTTGTGGCGGGAGCGTCGAAGGTCGGATTTTCGACCAAGCCGCCGCCCGGCTTCTCCGCGAACACCTGCTCAATGCGAATTGGCTCAACAGCAGCAGGGTCGTTGTGCTTGAAATTTACTTCCATACTGATTATTTGGTTTCAGTTGACAACCCAACAATGGCGGGGGTCGTCGTTGCCGCCTCTCTTTCTGCGATGCGAGCCTTCAAATGCGGGTTCTCTTTGTCCCCGTTTCCGGCTGCGCCACCCTTTGGTCTGCCAACTACGCCGCCCTTTGCATTGAAATCGCTCGTGATAGCCTCGACATCGGGGGTAATCTCGCCAATCCAGGCGTTAAAATCCTCGTCGTCGTTGAAGGTCATTCGTGCAAAGTCCTTTTCGTAACGCTGACGGATTTTCTCGGGTGCGCCTTCCAAAACCTTGTTCAAAGCAGCCTTGCGGCTGTTGGCGGTTTTCTCGCCTTTCATTGCGGCAAGTTCGTCCTTCAAAGGCTTCATTTCGGCTGCAATGGCGGCGGCGATCTGTGCTGCGAGGTCGCTTCCTCCTTTTTCGCCTTCTCCTGCACCTTTGGTTTCGCCCGGTTTCTCAATCCCGTCTTCAACCTTCTTTCCGTCTTTCAGACCGTGTTTTTTTTCGTAGTTTGTTACTGCGGTCTGCTGGGCTTCTGTCGCTCTGCTGTCGCCGTAACTCTCTAACACCTGCTGGAATGTTACCCCCTCTACTGCGGCTGTAACCTCTTCCTGCGTCTTTGCAGTCTTGGCGATTTTGTCGGCAATCCTGCTCAAAATTGCTTCGCTGACCCCCGGATACTTGGCTTTCAGCGCGTCTAATGCTTCTTTTCTCATAAGATAAACCAATTAGTTTATGCAAAGGTAAAGGAAATTTTGCAATATGATTATATTGTAAGCATTAAATTTGGATTTTTCGCACAATTTTTTAATAGTCAATATCTTTGGCGATTACGATTTTATCAACAAAAAAGTTTATAAAAACCTCACAGAAAATTTTGTTATCTCAAAATAACGCGCTAACTTCGCGGTGTGATTACAATATAATCAGTTTCAACAACAACAAATTTTTGAACAATGAAAAAGAATAGCATTTTGAAGTACACAAAGAGTTTTATCAACAGAAACTTCCGCTTAAAGGTGTACGGCTTCGACAACGAAGGAAACAAAATCAACAAATTGGTCGGCGTTGCTGGTCTTATCGCTCTTATCGGAGTAGATTTCATCAACAAGTTTATCGAAAGAGCATTGAGCTGCGGTCTTGACAAGTGCGTTTGCAAACTCCGCAGAGGTCTTCAAGTTTCACTTTATTTCAAGTAATCGTTATGGGAACAATCAATCAGAACGGTTGCAGCGTATGTGCTGCTGGTAGCGAGAATTACACGACCTTCACAACAAGGATCGGTCGTAAGTCTGTAAAGCGGGTTCAGTACGACTATCGTACTCCCGAAGGCGAATTATTCAGTTGCGTTGGCAAGGACATAGAGGACTGCCGCCGCAAGCGTGATGAATGGGTAAGAACTAATAAATAACAGCAATATGGAAGCAAATCAAGCAATGTTAGAAGTAGCTGCATTGACAGCAAAGTGGTACGGCTTTATCGAAGTGAGTAAGCACACTATTAACGCAGAACGCGATTCATTTTGGGGCAATAAGTATTTGGGCTTGAAAGCAAAGCTGGAAGGTTCCACGCTGGAAATTCAGTCGTGCAAATACATATACCCTCAATTCGAGGAGGAGAAAGACGATAGCAAACGCCGTCCAAAGATTGAGATTGATATGCACTTCGGCAAACCACGACTTGGGATAGACCTTCCTGATGGCACTTCTTGTTTTCTCACATATCGGGATAACATTTGCAGCGAGGCGCAGGCGTTTGGCGACAAGGGCATTGCTCTCGCTCTGTCAGTTAAAGAAAAGATAGATTACCTCATAAACAATTAAATCCACAACAACAATGAACGAACAAGTGATTTTAAGCAAGCGCAATTGCCATAGAGCAGCGCAGGTGAGATTGGTTGCCGCTCCCGAGAACGGCGTGTATGAATGGAGTTTCAGAGGCGTAAAGGTTCGCGAGGGCTTTATGCGAAACGAGTACGAGCATTTGGCAAAGCAGGGCGAACACGAAATTCGCGTCCGTCATATTGCAGTTGAACTCGGTAATTGGGAAGTTGTTTCCTGGAAATACGAACTATCGTTTGAAGACCTTTGGACGAAAGCGGTCAGAGCCTTTGACGGTACGAGTTTCAGCCCCGAGGAAAGAGCGGAAGGATATATCCGCGACTACGAAGCTGCCTGCCTTGCGGATTTGCAGGAACTACCAACAGAGGAACACGAGGAATATATCAACAAGTTTCACAGCTGGGTTGAAACCCTATTTGACAAACACTCTCGCATTATCAGCGTTATGGTAGCTGGTCCGGCTCGTTTCCCGACAGCCCGTAACGAGAAGGCAAACAACTCATACAGCAAAGCCGTTGATGAGTTCCAAGAGTGGCGAGAGAAATATGCAAAGCGCATAGCGAAGCGTAACGAAGCAGCCAAAAGCCCGGAGGAACGCGAAGCAGACGAGTGGAACGCCCTCAAACGGGATATAGATTATTGCACTGGTGTTTGTGTTGAGATTGACGGCGGGGCAAAAGGCTCTTACCGCACAGCCTTTACAAACTCAATCTTCGGCAAAGTAGAACGACTGGCAAACAATGGCCGTTCCGCTCTTGTCTTGAAGGCTCTCGAATATATCAAGCAGTTGCAAGAGAGTGAGGAAACCGGGTTAAAGAAACCGTTGTTCACTTCCCGTCATAAGATATGGAACTTGAAGGAGGCTTGCGAGAAGGCTATCAAGGCGCAGGAAGAGCGCGAGAACCGCGATAGCGTTGAAATAGAGTTTGACGGCGGTAAAATAGTCAAGAACTTTGCCGACAACCGTTTGCAGATTTTCCACGACGAAAAGCCTGCCGCAGATGTCATTAGCCGATTAAAGTCAAACGGGTTCAAGTGGTCGAGGTTCAACGGTTGCTGGCAAAGACAACTCACAGACAACTCATACTACGGAGCCGCCCGCGTGTTGTACGGGAACGATGTTTTGAGCGAAGAGCGTCAGCAGTTCATAATCAAGTTGCGCAGCGCGAGATAACAGAGTATTCACATTCAAATATCTAAAGATTATGCCAATAATAAATGGTTGTTTAGAACTCAAACAGAACGCCACTTTTGAGGAGATTGAAAAGCAGTGTTACAACAATCTTCTTGAAAATGTGCCGCCCGAAAGGTGGTCACGCCCTTATCAAAACCTCGGCTGGTTCGTCTGTGGCGAGCCGCATTCGCACGACCACAATACTGGCGAGGCTTACCATTACCTTTGCTTCTGCTACAACGGCAAGTATTATGCTGGCTGCAGAAGCGTGGAGAAATCAAATGCGGACTACGAGTGGGAAATCTCTGCCTTCTGCAGAGAATTAGACACGGCGGCAAAGATGATGACGCTCAAATACAACACTATCTACAATTCAGAATGCGCCTACCGCGTCAAACTGAAATGCGATAGGCTCAACAAGACGCGAGAAGTTCGTTTACTCTGCCCCGGTCATCAGTATCTTGACACCATAAGAGAGATATTCAAGGCAAGAGGGTTTACGATTATGGACTACGATTTGCTGGAGCAAAATTAGCTTCTCTCGCTTTGTTTTGCCTATTGGGGCAAGGAGATTATCAAAACAATAACAATCGTCAAAAGAACGCAAAAAATGGGAAAAATAAGCGAAAAAATCATCAAGGTTGAGTTCTTCCTGCCCGTACAAGGCAAAAAGGAACACTATTTCGGTTCGCTGGCTGCTATTTACGAGGTATTTACGCCGCAACAGATCGGCTGCAAACTTGAAGCCCTTTGGGGGGCTGGGATTGAGGACGGAAAACCAAAATCAACCCGGCTTTGTGTAATATCAAAGCACGAACTACACCGAAAAAAGCAGAAAAAGTAGTAATTTTGCACTATGGAAACAGTTTTTGACTACAACATCACCCCCGAAGAGTGCCAGCGTATCGGTATGCTTGACAA